TTGACGAGCCACTTGCCATTTGTGCTAATCTCCTTTTAAAGAATGCTCTTTACTGTGGGGATAAAAAAAGCCCCAGGTTATGATTCCCAGGGCAACAGGAGTGTCTGAATTTCCAAAGGTGTAGCAACCAATGGCAAATTTATTTTATATAGTAGGCCTCTTTTTTTTCTTTTTACCTTTTTTCTGTTCTTTTTCTTTACGCTTCATATTGTATTCTTTTCCAGGACCAAAATATTCGTAATAAAACTTTCCTATTAAAGGCAGATTCTTTACTGTTTTTACATCTTCTGGTATTTTGTATTTTTCACCTTTCTTTTTGGTTCTGTAAAATTTGTCTAAATCTTGCATAGCAGATTCAAATAGAGGATTCAGTAAAAACACTGGTGGAGCCATAAACTTTAATGCTGTGTACGCCCAATTTTTATACCTTTTTTGCACATAAACTAAATATTTGTTAAAACCAAATAGCCTTAAAAGGTTGTCGGTAACCATCTCATCTAATTCTTGTTCTCTGCCATACATAAAGTTTTTAATTTTATCTGCTGTCATACCCGTTAGCATTAATACACTGGCAAGATAAATAAGCCTTCGCACACCCTCTGTTTTCTCTTTTGCTGTTTTACCCTGGTTCATCTTCTTAAATGCTTCATCTCTTATAACATTAAATTGTTTTATCTGATACGACTTTAACATATACATTATTCTGCCATTAGGAGCCTTTAGATAATATTCTGGCATTTCTGACAAACTAACAGGTTGAAAATCAGATAGTGTATAATGGGCTAAATATTTTATATCATCTGTAATATTACCAGATTTAAGATCGTTAATAACTTTAGGTAATTCTTTTTCGCTAAATGCTTCGTCTAATCTTTCCTGTAATGATGAACTAAACTTTCCTTTCCTGGCTTGTTTTTGGTATCGACCAATAGTGCTATTAATTAACGCTTCTTTACCAAGACTGTCGATATAATTAAGACCAGATAAGGTAAAAACTTTATCCAGTATTTTTGATGCACCTGGAACCTCTGTAAACTCTTGAGCAATCTTATCAATACCAATGTCTTTTTTGGTAATGACTGATTTTCTTACAACGCTTTTTCCTAATGCTTTACCCGTTTCAGTCAAACCACCACTGTAAACCGACCATGCCATATCACCAATCTGAGTCACTGAACTGGATACTTGCCCCATTGTAAGCAAATAAGATCCACTTCTCATCTTTGCTATTCTTGGATCCATTGGTCCCTGGGCAAATCGTATCCGTAATAAATTAATTAATTCGTCTTGTTGGTTTGGTTTTATAACTCCTTGATCTAATAGATTATCTACATATTCCCCCACAACATTGTTATCTACCTGGGTGTTTGGATCTTCTGGTCCCATGCCTTTACCAAAAAATCTTTTTATTTCTATTGCTTCGTTCATTTGCACAATATATCTATGCAATGCTGTATTGCTGTCGTAATAAAACTCGTTAAGATCAGTGTTTAAATATTCTATTTCTCTTTCTTTAAGGTTTGCTGGTCTTTGTATTCCTAATCTGCCACCAAATCCACGAATCAGATTATTAATTAGTTTTAATCGTTCATCTTTTTCTAATCGTCTACCTAACTCTTTTTCTTTTTCCTTAATATTGCTTTGTAATACTCCCCATGAATCAGATTCGTATAAGTAATTCATTAACCCATCGCTATCTTTTATTTTTCTTGGAAAGTAATCACTTAAATAATTAGGCTCATAACCAACCATTTCAGCACGAGCATATATATTGTCAAGCATATTGCGTACTTTTATAAACTCGCTACCCATATCATGTTTATCAAGGATGTCTTGTGCTGTTTTTAAATCACTGTTTTTCATAGCCAGGTCTAACACAGTATAATCGCCAATATTCTTTTTTCTTAATTTATCTGTTTGTTTCATAAAGTTTTCAGCAACCTGTAGATCTTTGGCTGTATTGATAGATACATTGAACTCAAATCTTCTAATGGATCTTTTTAGTTCTGGTGCTAACACTCTTAACCTGGTTGAAAGTGGAGTAAGTATTCTATTTAGAGTACCAGGCTCTTTAAATTCTTTTTTAATAGTTTTACCCAAACTAACAATAGCTTTTAGACGAGACTTACCCTCTACTTTGTTTCTTGCATCGTCATAGACTTTTTTGGGTACTTTAGGTGCTTCTTTCTGTAATTGTTTATGTGGCTTTATCTTTATAGCAGGAATGTCATCTTCAAATAAAGGTTGCTCTGGATTCCAACCCCACTCATGTATGCTATTGCCATCTGTATATATTTCTTTTACAGAAACTTTTTTAGATAGCACTGTATAGTTATCAAGATGTCTTTCTCCATGCTCTTTAGCATAATCTTTATTAATTGTTACCCAATCTCCTGGGTTTATATCTTTTACTGCTTTTGGTACTGCTCGATATATATTAATCTTTTTGTCAGGGTTATTTCTTAATAATCTAATTATTGCAATGGTATCATTGTCTTGTTTTCTGCCCCTGCTGTCTCCACCATGACCATAATACCTGGCTCCGTTTGGACCATATATATCATTAGGATACATTTCTGTAAGATCATGTCCAGGAGCACCATAATCAGCAGAAGGTGCAGTGTGTGCCCCTCTGTAGTTTGATTCGTTTAATACACGAGCAAATTGAAATTTAGTTTTTTTCCCAAATACTAATTTTCCTTTTACAGTTCCTTTTCTTCTACTAATATTTTCGTATGAAGTTGGGTTATTATAATCATCAAAGAAAATACCTTCCGTTATAAACCCTTCTCGATATAGTTTGTTAAAAACTCTTTTAATTGGAAAATAGCTATTTTCATCAACTCTATTTGTTACTAAAAACAATCTTTGACCACCATGATCTCTGGCAATCTTTCTTAATTGTGCCTTAATTCTGGCAATACCAAATCCAAATTTTCTTTTACTTCCTGCATTTACAAATTTTTGAACAGGCAAATCAACTAATGCGTTCATTTTCATTTGATAATTTGTTGCAAAAATAGATATTACATTTTTATTGTTTACAAAACCTCGCAACATTTGAGGAATACTTCCTGGCAATACTTTTTTTTGTACTTTTGCACCATCATCTATATCAAAAAATATTTCATCAAATGATTTATCGTATAAAGGATCCTCTATAGGTCTTGATTCATAAGGTAATTGTTTTACGCCAACAGTATAAGTTCCTTTTTTAAATTTATTAGGTAATATGTAGCCATATTCTTGTGAATTAATTATTACATGACCTCTAAAACCTTCTTTTTGCTTATCTGTAAATGCTGTAGCTGATTTATCTCCTTCACTTGCAATGGGTGCAGAAGAAGGGTGATTGTGCAATAAATAATATCCATCTGCACCACTTTCTGCCATTACTTTAGACATATGTCCCATTAGGTGAGAATCTTTATATATACCTAATTTTTTTACTCTAAAAGGATTAACCCAACCAGGCATCCTATTAGACATACCAGTATACTGTACTACTTTATCTCTACCATCTGGTTGTCTTTTTGTAAAAAATATATGGAATTTTTCAAATCGCCTGTCTCTGGCAACTTGAGCAATAACTGCTAACTCTTCTGGGGATCCAATTTTTTGACCGATGAAGTAGTTGGCTCCGTATTTTTCAAGGGGCTCCAGTACGTTGGAAACACGAACGGATACCCCGAGCCGAGATCGTAATCGAGACACCTCACCCTTGAGTTTTTTTGCTGTTTGCTTATCTTCTTCGGTTGCTTTTTCACGAAATAATTCTGTTTGCTTCTTATTTTGCAAACTTAACTTAATCTGCTCATTAAAATCAAGATCAAACCCTGGTTTAGCTGTAGCACCATTTACAGGCTTATCAATCTTTTGCATTTTCTTAATAGTTTCTTCGTATCTCTTATCTAACTCCTGTTGTTGTTTTTTTGCTTTGATTTTATTTATTTTATTATCAATTATTTGTTTAGATATAAACTCTCGCTCTCTGTCAATATTTAATAGTTCATTATGCAAACCATCTAAAATCAATTTATCTTTTTTTGATACTTCTTTTAATATATTTACGCCACCAAACATATTATACTGCTCGATGTCATCAAACATAGCACTTTGGTTCGGATCGTCTATGTTTGCTTCTGTAATCATTTGCTTTAGTAATCTTTTTGCATCTTTCCTTTCTTTTTTTATTTCGTCTACAATTTGATTATAAAAAGATGTTTCATCCTGATAAATTGCTTTGTCGTCTGCAACGATTCCTGCATTTTTAATTTTTTCGTAATTTCTAAAATCATTTACGACCTCTGGTCTAATTAACTCTCCTCTATCATTTGCTTTTACTATTGCATCTATATGTTTTTTGTCTAAATCATTTAATGCCCCAGGAGAGTATTTGCTAACCATAACATCTTCACCAAATTCCGTTCTATTCCTTTCATCAATAGTTAGTCTCCATAGGTTTCTATCCCAGGTACTTTTTGCTTTCCATTTATCATCATATTTTCTACCAACTACATCAGGATTTTGATATTTTTGCTTGTATGCAATTTCTTGTTTTTTCTTAATCCTGGTTTGTATTTCTTTTTCATCATTTAATTGTCTGGATAAAGTTTCGATGTAGTTTTTTTGCTTATTAATCTCTTCTAATACTTCGTTTGATGTCCCTTCTTTTGGCTGTAATGGATCTTTTCGTAATTGTTTTATGATGCTCCCTGGTCTTTCTTTCATATCAGCTATTTTTTCCAGGGTGCTTTCTACATTTAACTTCCAGTCAACATCATTTTGACGTATACCATTTTCTGTATACAAATAAGTAAATATATCATCCTCATACTTATCGGTCATCCAATCGTATTGTTTTCGTAGTCCACCTACATATGAAGATGTGCTTTGTATCTTTGGAAACTCGTTAACAGAATCGTAATTACTTTTTAAACTACCTTTGTTATCCAGATAAGATAGATTTAACAGCTTTCTTACTGCATTGGATTTTCCTGCATTGGATGTTGCTTTTGTAAGCCCTGGTAAAGCATTAGCAATATCAACCAGGCTATTTCCTTTGTCAAATCTTCTGCGAACTACTTTACTATTTTCAAAAGATGATTGCTCGGTTCTTGCCAGGTTACCTTCTTCTGACATATTAATTGCATCATCTATTGTTGTTCCTTTAGGTAATACTTTGTAGGTAGCAGATCCGTACCCACCCTTAACAACACCTCTGTGTCTATGATGTCCAGATACAACAATGTACTCGTTTGTTTTTGGGTCCTGGTACAATACTGGCTCATCCCATTTTTTTGGATCAAAGTTTTTTGCAATATCATCAATAACAGCCTGATTGTATTCTTCCCTGGGCTGAAACTTGGATTCATCTATCTTTATATCACTTGGTTTTAGTGTAACTGTTTTTAACCCTGTAGCTTCGCCTTTTGTTGGCTTGACTTCTGGCTTTACTTCTGGTTTAACTTCTGGCTTTACTTCTGGTTTAACTTCTGGCTTTACTTCTTTTGGTTTTGGTTCTAACTTTTCGGGTACCAATTTATCCGACTTTTTCGTCGAGGGCGTTACATCGGGGGCTGGTCCTGGGACAGGCATCGATGGTCGGGTAGGTTGCTCTGTTACAAAGTTTTCCTCACGAATATTGTTATCCAATATATCCTGGCGTTGTTTTCCTGTAAATCGAACAAATTGATCTTCTGTATAACCAAGACCTTTCATTCTGCGTAACTGTTCGCCTGTAGACAGCCTTAATACATTCTCTTGGCTTACTTTATCTGCTTTGCCAGTAGTTGGTACATCTACAGCTTCTTTTCTTGTTTTTGCTTGGGTTTGCAATAATTGAGTTTTAGCCCGATCTCCAATTTGTTTTATTTTTGCAACAGATCCTTTTGGGTCATTTGTTCTGATAAACCTGGATAAAAACTCTTCGGTTTGTTTTTCTATGTTTTTTGCAGATACACCTTTACCATACAATTCATTTGCAAAATCTTCTACGACTTTTGTGTATTGTTTTTGCTGTAGTTTAGTAAATGGTTTTTTACCAGCATTTGATCTCATGGTTTGCATTAAAGCAAAAATATCATCAGCCTGTTTTGCAAAATCTTTAACAGCAAACTGCCTATCTACTTCAGCAACATTCTTGTTATTTAATACACCAAACCCTGCAAACAACAAACCATTTAACAAAGCTTCCTCTGTTGTAGCACCTTCCATTAATTTAGAGGTTACAAAGCCATACGTTCCATCAGCCAATGCTCTTGCACCCCTGTTTGCTATATTGCCTGTAAGACCAAATCCTGCTCCAAATATGGCATTTTCTGTAATGATTAATGCTTTTTCATCTATTGGTGCATCTTCATCTATTTGATCTATAAGACTATAGGCTCCAAATGTACCAGCACCTGTGGTTGCTCCTGTTGCAAATCTTTGTATTGTAGCACCAGCAACACCTTTATCTTTTAGAACGTTACCAAGTTTTGTACCAGATATTTTTCTACCTAAATCAACACCAATTTGTGTTAATCGACCAGGCTCCCGTCTAAATGTTTCTTCAATTAACTTGCCACCTTTTCGGATTGTTTCACTTGTTCTTACAAGTCTTGGTGCATTTAAAAAAGAACCCGTACCCAAAAAACCAGCGAAGGTTCCAAATAATTGATTTATGGTATTTCTTAAAGGAAATAATGTTTGTTGCTGTGCCTTTTCTTTTGGTGAAAGCCCACCTAATGGTATCGCTGTAGTAAGAAAAGTTCTAATTCCTTGCCCTGGTCCACCAAATGCAGGATCTTCGTTTATAATTCCTTGCTTTACCAACTCGTCAATAGTTTGATCTCTTGCAACCTGTTCTTTTGTTTTTCCTGGTATGGTATACCCTGCCCTCTGGCTTGTTATTGTGGTAGGTTGTGCAGTTTTTAGTTTTTCCTGAAATATACGATCAAAAGGCTCTTGGATCCGTTCTAACTCTGCACGAAACTCTAAATCGTCATCTGTTAAATTTTGTTGCACACCCCTGGGCTGTCCTATAGTTGGCTGTGTGCCATCAGGAGGTAACATAAATTGATTTTGCTGTGGAACTACAGGATCCTTTCTAACATCTTTTACTGTTCTAATTACACCAGGTTTATACAGTGCATCTAAAACAGTTCTTTGCACCTCTGGTGGCTCATTCACTACGCTTTTTTCTGTGGACTGTACTTCTCGTAACTTCTTTACAGGATCTGGATCATTTACAATAATATTTTTTCGAGCCTGTTCTATGGCTCTTTCGTTTTCAATATCTTGTTGTATTTGATCTATTACATCATCCAGGCTGTTACGATATATTCTTTCTCCTGCGTAATCGAGTAAATCTTTTGGTGTTGCCATTTATTTCCTAAAAAAACTTTGAGTTGATAATTTTGTTAAATATTTTCTTTTTGCTTCTAATCTTCTTTTTATTTCTTCTGGCAATTCGGGTTTATCAGGAATTGATGCTGTGTTAATGTCAAGCAGTTCATTTAATTCCCTTTCCATTTTATCTATTTCTTGATTTCTTTTTGCTTCCCCCATGGTAATGCCTTGTTCTTTAGCTTTTTGTGCAGTCTGCAAATCTTTTTGCAACTCATCCATACGTTCCTGTGCAATTCTAAAGTTAGATCCTTTTCTACCTCTTGGATCAAATCCAGGCGTATCTATCTCTATTTCTCTGGACATACCTGGTATAGGTATTACTCTGTCTGTTCCTGGTATTGGTATAGATCTTCGACCTCTTAACGTTGTTTTCTCTTCCATTTTACCAGAAAAAACAGGTTCCCCATCTTTATCGTACATTAGGTTGCGTTGATTTTTCATAGCTTTTAGCAATCGATCTACAGCATCAACACCTTCTTCTTTACTTCTACCAGTGAGTTTATTTAATTCATCTTGCTTTTTTAATTTTTTTACCTCTGCTTCTGTTCTTTGCTCTTTGGTAAGAGGCTTGGCAGTTAAGGCTTCTGCTTTTTGCCTTCTTCTAATTTTGGCTATTTCTTCTCGAAGTAATTCTCTTTCAGATTTTGCAGTTGCTTTTTTAATTGCATCTTTTTGCTCTTGCTTTGCAACTGCTGTAGCAAAATCAGCTTTTTGCCTTTTCTTTATATTCTCACCAAACAGTTTTCGTAATTCATTTACATCAATTTGTGCCATATCTATTCTCCACTAAATAATTCTGGATATAAAAGCCTTGCATAGGACAATCTTGACTCTAATTCTGTGTTATCTCGTGAATTTGTCAAAAACTCCATTACTTTACCACGATCAGGTACATCATTTTTTTGTTTAAAAGATTCTATTGCTCGTTTATCTGCGTTAGATAATCCTTTTCCTGTAAAACCTAAACTTGTGCCTGTTTCTGGGCTAAACACCTCTTCAATATTAGATGCACCGAATTTGTCCACAGCGTTCATATATGATTGATCTTTTCTTGCTTGGTTTGCTTGTGCTGTAGATGCTCTTTGTCCATAAATATTTCCTGCTGTTTCTGCTACAGAACCTATCGTACCCAATACAGCATTTCTTCTTTCATTAGCATCTCTATCTATTGCCCTGGCATAGTTTTCCCTGGCTGATGATTTTGCTCGTTCTTCCCTGGCCGAAATATCTCTGGCTGTGTCGGTTACTGTTCTGCGTACATCTGCTTCAGCTTCTCGCAATCCTCTTTGTATAGCTACCGAACCTCCCATGCCTCTATTAATTGCACTGCCAATGTATCTATTTCTTGCTACCTGGGCGTTTCTTCCTGCTGTTGTACCTACTTTATCCAGGATGTTTTTTTCTTGTGCTTGAGACAAATTCCCTTCTCTGCTTCGCTCTCGTAGCAATCTACCAAACCTGGTGTTTTGAAATTTAGGCTGTAACAATCTTGACCCAGCTTTAAATGCTCTTCCAGCACCCTGGGCTATCATCATCATGGTCATGGGATCCATAATTTACTCCGTTTCTATTCTCATTCGTTCCACCGAGAATGGATTGGTACTCGATGGAGTGGTTAGTTCTATTTCAAATTTCTTTCCGTATCGTTTGATCGGAAACCTGTTTACGCCACCATCGGCTGTAATTGTTTTGGTAAAGGATGCAGATCCAGATCCATCCAGGTATACGTTTACTGTTAAACTATCTGTGCCTGTAAACTGTATCATCCCGTATCTAATCAATCTCTTTTTATCTAAATCCATACGAAATGTTTTACTTTTCCAGGCTGTTCCTACTGCTTCGTCTACATCAAATTTCTTTATATCGGTATCGGTATTATCCCAGGCTAATGGTCCACTATTTTCTCCAAAGGTAAGAAGATCCAGGTTTGTAGAAGTATCTACTATTCTCCAAGTTTTCAATACAATATGGTATGCCCATACAACTTGTGTAGCTGGGCTACCTATGTCCCAGGTATACAATAATTCATTATCTTTTTGATTGTAGATTCCTTTTATATCTTTCTTGCTAACTGCTGAATCAAACTGATCCTCAATCGGTAAAGATATTTTTTCCATAATAGAAGGCGTAGCATCTGCACTGGCTACTGTATTGGCATCTAACTTGTAAATACCATCGTGATGAACAAAGAATATACTATCATGGATTTCTACAATCCCTTCAGGAGCAATATTACCGATGTTAATTTTAGACTCTTTTCTTCTCCAGGTAGTCGGAGTAGCAGGATCTATAATATCCAATACAAATATGGCTTGGGCTTTGAATACAACAAGTCTGCCAAATATTTCTGATAAGCCTGTAATCTGACCACCCTCTCTGTCAGGAAAAGGAATTACATTGCTTACAGGTCGAACATCGTAAGCATTTAATTCGCTATAAGCTACCCAATCGTTTTGCTCTTCGTTTTTACTTCCAGGATCCAATACAATATTTCCAAGAAACAATCTACCTTTTAATATTTTTCCAAATTGAGCGTTTATCTTGATCTTTTTTTCCTGGCCATAGGGATGTTCGCCTAACGAGGATAAACCCTTGTCTATAATGCTTATTTCGTTTACATCCGCACTTACAACAGCCGATACATCTGCAAAGGTTGATACTATTACTTCGTCATCAACCCAGTTTCCACTTTGGGGTCCTTTATCTACTTCTATATAAGTAAACCCTAATTGCTCATCAAAAGTTGTATATACTTTTTCAATTTTAAATGTTTTTGAAGTAGAAGATGGTTTTGTTGCTGTAAATTTTTTGGCAAGGATACTGCTTAATTTCATGGTTCCATCGGTATCTCTCCAGGGAGCCATTGTAAAATCTCCATTACTATCTTCACTGGGCTGTGGAATTATAACAGCCATGTATTTTCCAGCAAATGCACCTTCGCTTTTTGTACCGACCTGCGTATTCCAGCCCCCAGGTACTGGGCCAGGAATCTTTGCTTTATATATTTTCCAGGAATCATCATGTATTCGACCTTTAATACTGTCATCGGTAACAAACTTATACCATCCCGTAACTGTAGCTGTATCTGATTTTATCGAAGTATACTTGCTGTGTTCTTTTGCATTCGTAAGGACAGTAAGTGTTTGACTTGATTGACTTGCAGTCACTGGTCTGTCTATTTCAAAATGAGTTGAATCGGTAATACTTATAATGGTTGCACCACTTTGTACTCCAGTTGGACCAGTTCCATCATTAATAATATGCCCAACTGCTATAGAGCCATTTGCACTGTGAGTAATCGTAGTTCCTGTATTTGTATAAGAAACTCCAGTAACTGTATAATTAGGAAACCCTCTGGTTACTGTTAAATTGTTACCAGATATTCCACCATTATGTATGTAGACTCTTTCGTAATCGTCAGCATCATCATCTTCTTGAGAGTTGTTCTCGCTAATTGAAAGATCTCTTTGCCCTATTTTATAGACAGTGTTGTCAGTTATGTTAGAAACATTATTTACAGTTATTGTTGAATCTATAGCTGTTAAATCCTCGTTTAATGTAGCACCTGTTGGTTCAAACCCTGTAATAGCACTTATTTTTAAAATGTGTTGCTTTGTAAAAGATCCTACCTTGATTGCATATTTCCAATTTGGACTTAAATAAGCATAATAATTATTATCATCAATGCTGTTTTGATCTGATGTAAGATTTTGTACAGTACCATCATTTAACCAATTTTTAATTGCATTCTCTTTATCTTTTATAAAAATAGTTTTATCGTTAAATACCTCAAAATTCATTATTAATTCTGCATCTGCTGAAGTAGTAGAAGTAACATCTGTATCTACAAATGTATATGAAGTTACCAGTTTATACGTTTCATAGATTCCACTAATTTTTTCTGCACGATATACATTTATGCCTGTAATTCGTTTGCTCATAGTAGAGATAGGTAGATCCAGCACTAATTTAATTTCTGATTTCCTTACATTGTCATCATCCCCTGTATTTGCAACCACTCGCTTAATAGCATCATCGTCAATTTGTGTTTCTTGAACACCATCATAAATAGCTGTAACTGTGTATTTTAGAGTATCTGAACCTCGTATTTCTTCGTCAGTTAAATTTAATTCTACATTTTTAAACGTGAATGGATTCGTAAGTCTGTTTTGCTCTACAAACCAATCAGGACCATATACTGTACTGCCATTAAATAGACTTCTGTCAATATGCCCTATCCAGGTTCCCTTTGCTTCAGATGATCCAACCTTTGCAATATTTCCAGGAAGCACTCGCAAAGTATCTCCAAATGGAATAATAGGATTTCGGTCTTTTTTATAAAAAGTTGTACCTACACTATACCTATCTATAATATCAATCCATCGATATTCACAATCTCCTGATCCTGTCCAAGTATTCGCATACCAACCTATGTCTGACATTTTAAATACATCTGCACTATCTGAAGCAGGAGTACCAGCTTGTGCTTCCGTTCCATAGACACCAATCCACGCTTTTGCATAGGTAAAAAAGTTTTGTGGTGTTGCACAATCAGCAAAACAAGTTGGGTTCCAATTAACTTTACCTGAAGAAACATCTGATCCTGGATTCATCATTTCTGTTACTGCCTTACTACTACTTACTCGGTATAAAATACCTGAACTTGCAGTGGGGCTACTGACATTGTCAGTACCTACCATTAAATATTTGGTTCCTGAAGGAAGGTTATATGCTTTATCAATAAAAGTAATCACAATGGATGCAGAAAAAATTGAACTGTTAATGTGGTTTCCATAAAGAGCATTAATAATTGTGCTTGATGTATGAGAAGAATACTGTAAATAGTTTACTCCTGCTCTTTGATACCATATTACAATGGATTCTGACTTATTGCTGTTTTCACCAAAATCCATTTTGGTAACTTGTTGAACAGTGCTATTCTCTAAAGTGGTTCCCCATAAGGTCCACGATGTTTCTGATGATAAAATATCCAATGTGTATATTTTGGTTATATTGGAAGTATTAATTACTATTGTAAGATATTCGTGATTGACTTCGGATGCACTTACTGTTCCATTTGCATTTAAATTATTGGTCTGTATTAAAGAAGTAAGCCCTTTTGTATCAATAACTGCTATTCCTGTTGTGGATATAACCGATGCACTGTCTGATGTAGTAATTTTGTACAAAACATTTAACCCTACTGCAATAAAATATAAATTACCATTGGCTATGGTCATGTATGATTTAGAGCATAATGCACTGGTAGAAAGCGTAATAGGAGTTCCTTCCGATACATTTCCACTGGCATCACAAGTGTATTTTACCAAAAAATTAAAATTTCCAGAATCCTGGTAAGAATAATGAATATAAATCCCTTCATTAAAACTGATCATACCACAAATGGTAAAATTTGTTTTTGCTCTGTAGGTATTGTAGTTAGTCGTACTTAAGTCAAGGTAACTGTCACCAGTAGAACAATATGCCAATTTATCAGCATTAGAAGCACCCCCTTGAGCAATAGATAACACTCTTCCAACCGAAGAAGGCATAGGAGCAATAGCTATGCTTCCAATCGCACCAAACTTTGTTCCACCAAAATCCACTGCTTCATCTACCAATACATGAGCAGAATGTTTTCCACCCCATCCTTTGGTACTTGCACCCGTAGTAAGGGTAGTTTCAAAAAAGTTTTTCCCACCCCAGGTTCTGGCCATATCTGTATTTACACCTATGGTTGCTGTACTTGGAATATGATCGGCTTGGTTGTATACACCAGCACCTGATATACTTGCCTGTGGCGAAGCATTATCTTTACAATCCTGGACCAGCACATAATCATCTTCTACAAATCCATGAGCAGATGCAGTTTTAAACCAAACCACATCATTTTCTACCTGTAAATGATCAGTAACATCAGGCAACCCAAAATCAAACCACCAAAGTTTTACAACATTAGAATCAGTTATTGTTACCAATAAATACCGATACCCATCTCCTGCATCATTGGAACTTTGTGTACCCATTGAAAATTTATCAGAAACAAATGTATAAATATTATAAACAGTGTATGTACTAACGGGAGCAGTAGCGTTGTTTACAAAAGTCAAACCAATAGCAGGAACTGCTGATGATGCTCCTGCACCAAACGTTTTCTTTAACCTTCCTGCTTCAATTTTAAGGTTCTTAATCTCCTGGGCAACGTTATCTGGCAAATCTTCCAGGTCTGCATTGGTTAATGCACCCTCAAAATCTTTTATATCGATGTATTTTGCCATTAACCGACAGGATAATTAGGATATACAGGATCAACCAGGGCGTTGCTACTGCTGTAGTCAAATGGTAACCCTTCTCCGACCACATTTGTAGCTGGATTCTGGTTATATCTGGCTACAAACTCAAATCCTCGGTTCATTGCAGTGTTCATTCGATCAGGTTTATCAGATAATCGCCATAATTCTGCTTCTGCAAACTCTAATATTGCATCGTGAAAGAGTGCGTTTAGGTCGCTGGTGTTCCCTCCTGCTAATGCTGTCGGTGTTTTGATGTAATAACAGTCTACATTGGCAGAATTGTTGTAAATATAAATTCTATTTTTAAAAATAAAGTATACGGGCTCTGTAGAACTAAACGATACATAGCCTGTAGAAAAGTCTTTGACGATCTCAAAGGACACTTTGCGTATAAATTCACTGTTTGCAATGCGTACTCCCAGGATTCCCAGTGGTCCACCAAATGGATCCGAAGCCAAGTCTTGATCTTGAGTTGGAATAAAATAACTTTTAAAAAAGGTATCTACATCGTTATCGGTACGCATAGATATACCAGTAACCAAAACATGAAGATCGGTTAATAAATGCCTATTTAAGGACTGTATTAGCCTATCCTGGGCACGATTTAAGTATCGTAACTTGACTGTATCGGAAAAAAGATCCCCAGCAGAATCTTCCATCCTGTCTCCTAATATTGTTAGCATATCGTTTGTAGTCATTTGTTTCTCCAGGTTGAAACGCCCCCCCTAAAAAAGGGGGGATGTTTCGTTTATTGTGTTACTTATCCGTAGGTTCTTGGTGAATACAGATTTTTTACAACGCAATGTGCTTTTCTGTTAGATACCACCATGTTACCAAAAGTATGTACCTTCTGCACAAATGTGTTACTCTGTGGATCTTCAACCATGTCAGATGCAGTAAACTTTGCACCAGAATTAAAGAACATATACAGGTAATCTGTGTTGATAAAGTACATTCTGCCATCAATATCAGATGCTTGTGCTGTAACAATATCCTGGTCAGATATAATGTCAATACCTCTGTAAGACATTCCAACAAAGCCCATTTTAGCCATACGATCCGACTCTAAACTTCCACGCTTAAACTCGCCTAATTCAGACTCTAATAAATCGTAGTGATACTGTGACATTACAATAAGATCTGGGTTTTCACCTGTTTGTGCTTTTGCTTTTGCAATTCCACGAGCAAGGATTCTTAAAATGTAAGTATCTAAACTCGGATCTTGAAGGTCACCTTCATCTATGTGGGCTCCACCAGATGAACCAGTTTCGTCAGCAAAATCAGCAACGCCTAATACAGGTGTTTGCCAAAACTCATTTGCAGTAAAAGCACCATTGCCATCAGTTGTAACTGTAATACCACCTACTGCTACACTTTGACTCGCTCCCGATACGTTATTTAATAGTTTTCCTAAACAATCAAATGCACCAGAAACCTGTGATGTTTTAAATAGGTTTTCAGCTACTGTTTTTTCTAACTGTTTCTGTAGGTTTTGTACTTTTGCACCCACAATGTTTTTAATGGCCTGTGGACTGTTCATTAACAAGGTTTCTTCTTTTGTTAATAAAAAGTGACCAGTTAGCATTTCTGGGTTGTAGGTAGCTGTTTGTGCTATTTCTACATTGGTTGGTACATAACCGTTAGAACTTGCGTTTGCAATTCCATGACGATCACCAAATACAGTTTGGCCACCAGCCTGGTATTCTACGGGTACAACGATCTGACGACCATTGAATGTTTGTGCCTTCTGCTTCATTAATGCGAGTAATGGATGAGACTTCTTAAAGATGTTATCATACAAAACAGGCATATAATACTGCTGAATAAGGGCACTTAATGATGAACTACTTGTTACTATAGACATATTCTATCCTTATTACGTTTATTGATTAAAAAATGATGCGACATCAATATCTGCGTACGTTTTTGGCGTACTTACAGATTCTTTGACACCAGCATTTTTTGTTATGTTTACAGGAACATTTGGCTTTGGTTTTTCAGCTACAGGTTCAGCTTTTACCTTGTCGAAATTCATCACTTTGTATGCTTCTTCCAGGGTAAGTAACCGATCTGTGTCCTCATGTACTTTGATTGCAAAGGCCAACACATCATCTGCCTGTTCACTCGTCAATGAAAAGGTGTTTTGTAGTTGTACTAAACTGTTATCCAGTTCTCTCTCTGCTTCAATCGTAGCCAATCGTTCCTCTGCTTCGAGCAGTTGATCTTGATAAGGGTTCGGGAGTTCTGTATTTTCCATCGACAGGGAGTCATGGAAGAGTTGCCCTGCTTCTTTTCCTATTTCATCCTCGATTGCTTCTCGCAATGTTTCGGTGAAATCTCCATTTTCCTTGATCTTTTCTATAAGCTGAACTAATGGCTCTACTGCTCTTCTTTGATCTGCTAACTGCTGGGCTTTCTCCGTATTGGATTTAGACCAGTCATGCCTGTTAAGCGAATCTTTACGCCATGTTTCCACATCATCCAATGTATACCTGGAGCCATCTTCTGTTTCGTAAACGTATTTTTCATCTTCATCTGTTGGTTCACTAACCGTTTGGGTTTGCTCTGGTTCACTGTCTGATACTTCTTGTTCAGCTTCTTGTGTTTCGGCTGGTTCTTCTGACTCTGTGGTCCCAGCCTGTTCTGTATCGGACTCCTGGGTTGATTGCTCTTGAAAGAGTTCATCAGGAATCGAAATTTCTTGATAGCTACCTACTTTGGTAGGTGCTGATTGTTCACCTGGATCCACACTGCTACCAATGGTAATCTGCTCGGATTCTGGTGTTACATTTAAATTTGTTGTACCTGTTACGTTTATTTCTGCCATGATTATGTTCCTTTCAGTTGGTCTTTCGACACTGGTTTTTGAGTAAAAAAAAAGCCCAATGACTACCAGGTTCTTCCTGATACATCACTGGGCTTCTTGTTTAAAGATTGTCCCTATGTTTTAGAGGTTACTTCATTCTTTTAGCTTAATACTTTTCCTTTCATTGATATTGGCTACGCCACCTTCAAAAAAATTAATCTCAATTTTTCCTGTAAACTTCTTTGCTACCTTCATCTGCAAATATGTAAATAGCTTTTTCATTAATATTTTGCAGACTTATACATGGCTTTTTTATACGCCTTGTAGCCTTTCTTTTTCTTTGCTTTGCTTTTTTTGTGTTTCATATCCTATTGATAGTTGTGGGCAAGAATAAACTCAACTCAAGCCCTGGGTTGTTCCATTTCTGGATCCTCCTGCCCACCAACCAATCCTGCTACGGTGATAATCCTATCCTGTATTTCTCTTGGAATGGACTGAAAATCTTCGGTTTCTGTTAGTGTCGGATTCTCAATAATCATTTGTGCCACCATCTCTTCTGCTGGTCCTCCTGGACCTTCAGCTAACAACTGTTGTACTGCACCTGTAAACTGCTGTTGTATCTGTTCTACTTGCTGTACTTGTTGTTGTGGTGACATTTGCTGATTTCTAACATAAAAGTTTTGTATGATCTGCTGTTTATCAGGCACATTCAAGGCATTCACTACTTCCTCAATGCCATATACACCCAACTGAAATAACTCCAATGCTCGTTCTTCATTGGCTACACGACCCTGGGCAAACCTGGATCCTGTAGCAACCTCGATGTCAAACTCGCTATCCATCATTCGTTTGGCTGTACCAGGATCAAACTCTGGTGTACCTTCCATATTCCCATCGGCATCATACACTGCTGTAGGATTGTACTCTACAAAGCTAAATGCACCCTCTGCATCACGCTCCCTGATAGACTTGATCTCTTCGTCATAGGTCAGGATCATTTGCACCATGTATTCGCCTATTTCTTTGGTAAGCCTTCCTACTTCTTTGTTAATCTTAAATCTTTGCCTGGTCTGACTGGCTTCTTGCAATGCAACAATCGCCCTACCTGATGAAACTCCTCCTGGTCTACGACCCTGGGTAACATCATTGACACCTGTAATGGATTCCATATACTGTGCGACCTGATTAATGTAGCCCTGGATGTATCCTGGAATTGGTGGTGGCATCTCAAACGTAACATCTCCAGGTTCTACTACAGTTATTTCTTCACCAGGAGCCCCTGTAATCGGCCTTACCATCTGTCCTTTGGCTCGTTGTGTTACCTTACGAATCGGAAAACCTACCTTGCGTATATTCTCATTGATTGCACTAAAGGTTTCGTTGATTGCTTTGGTCTGGGTACGCACCAGTTCTGTCTCGCCAATACCCCAAAAGTTGTGTGGACTCTTGTAATTAGACACCATAAACACTGGCATCCTAAATAATTCTAATGGTTCATCGACAATTAGCTTATCATCAACAATAACTGTATGCCTACCATTCGGATATTTCTCTTTATCGGCTTCATTACTGTAACATTCTATAA